ATGGCGGCATTGAAGTCTGTAATACCGTACGTCGCTTCAATGTAGCTCTGAAGCTGCCCTCTCAGGGCTCCGTCAAGTTCAGCAAACTGTTGATTAAGTTCTTCACCCTGAAGCTTACCCTTGCCCAGCACCTGAGCAAAAGCCTCGATATAACGACCTGTTTGCTCTGTATTTAATCCCAGCTGCGTAGTGCGAGCTGCAATTGTTTCGATAGCGAGCTGAGTATCAGAAAGACTGCCACCGGCTTGCTGAATAGCAGGTCCAAGCCTTTTGTATGCACCTTCAATCTTTGTAAGAGACTGTCCATATGTCAGGGAAACTGCAGTGGCTGATTTAAGGATAGCCTCTTGGCCTTGCAATCCTATACCTATACCTTCAAATGTTAGCTGAAGCGCCTGAATTTGTTTCTGACGAGCAACGAAACTGCCTACAGCAGCATTTAGTGCCTGCTGTACCATAAACACAGCTTGTATCGCAAATTGAACCTGGTTTAGACTTGCGGTAAATCGCCCAATCTGAATTCCTAGGCTCCCAGCGTTTGCATCTAATTTTTTGATTTGGGCGTCAAGCTGGAGTACGCTTTTGTTTGATTTTTGCCACTCTGGGTTTATCTTTTGTTTAACAACTTTTCCATATTTATCTGTTACATTAATCAGTCGAGACGTGTTGTCCCTCTGCTTAATAGCAATAGCAAGCTGCTCCTGCAGTGCAACTTTACTGCCCTCTTGGATACCTTTAACCCTTTTCAGTGCATCCTCTTTTTCTTTGAGTAATTTTTCATCTGCTTCGTTTATCTCGACGGTTTTTTCAACCGAATTTCCGTATTCATCTTGATAAGTAACAGTGTTATTTAAGGCTCGCGCTTTTTGTTTAATAAGGGCGATCTCAGCCTCTAAGTCAGCTGCGCTCCCCTTCTGAATGCCCTGGGCCTCCCTTAGTAAGGCTTGCTGTTTTTCAAGCTCTGCAGTTACCTCTTTCATCTCCGGGTTCATTGTCTGAACCGTACCTGTTCCTGACGCCCCTGTTGGCAAAGAGGCTATTGCAGCCATCTTAGCTCTCTTTTGCTCGAGAAGTCTGATTTCTGCTTGTATATCAGAAATACTACCTTCTTGAATACCTTGAGCCCTTCTTAGAAGCTCTTCGGTCTGTTTGATTTTTTCATTCCTTTCATCGATTTCCGGGTTAATTGCAGAGTACGTTTTTCCTAATTCATCTACTTTTTGGACTATTGGGTTAAGAAGATCCCTCTGCTGCTTAAGGGTGTTAACTTGCTGTCTTAATGAAGTTACGCTATTTGCATTTACCTGTCGTTGCTTTTGTAGTGCTGCAATATTTTCAGTAATAATTCCTTGTTGTGCTTTGAGCATTCTGTTGCCGTTTTCATCGACAACAGTTGTAAACCGAGTTACAATTTCTGCCTTGCCAACCTTTCCCGTGTACATACTAAGATATTTATCAACATCCTGGGCAAGCTCAAGATTACCCTCCTTGCTGGCTTCTACTCCTTTGTCGAGTAAGCGGTTAAGCTGCTGATCCGCTCTTGTGAGGGCCTGATCGCTAACAACGGGGTCAATCTGCACGGCCATACTTGCTCCATCCCCACCTGCTGATAGCCGCATTGCACTTACCCACTAAGATATGCTGGTATAGTTTTCCATGAAAAAGAGGCCTCCAGGGCCTCTTGGGAAATGTATTTAGTTTTATTGAAATTAATCAGGCGTTATCGGCGAGATCAATCTTGTAAGGACCGTATCCAGAGATGGAACACTCCCAGGACACAATGCTGGTCACTTCGTTTGACTCGGTGTAGCCCATCAGGGTGCCGTAACCGTAGATGCTCTCAGCAATACCGGTAGGACCAACGCGAAGGATCTTAACGCGCAGGTTGTCAGCCACAGTGTTGGCTTCAGTCAGACGCAGGAACTTGTAGCCAGCGTCAGAGAAGTCAGCAACACCAGCCAGGGAGATGTTGAAGCTCTTGGTGGTGGCTACGGCCTGGTTGAAGCCCTTGCTCTCGTCATCATAGGTGTAGATATCCTCGGAGCCGGTATCGGTCTCGAGGGAGGCTTGGGTCAGACCAGCGAGGCGGACGGGGTTAGCATCACCGTCGAGGACGTAGTCGGTAGGAGTTGCGCTACCAAGAGTGAACTTAGGATCAGTTGAACTGGTCCCAGGGACATAGATGATGGCGTCCTGATCAGCGGACACAGTAGTGGTAGTGTCCACGAAGTCAGCAGCACTGGTAATACCAGTGAAGGACACGTCCACAGAAGAGGATGTCAAGGGCACGATGTAGAAGTCGTAGCCAAAAGCTGCGTTAAAATTTGCCATATTAAAAACGGGCGAAACCCGCAAGAAGGTACCTCGGACCTTCACGGCCCGTTACTCTATATTTCCAAACAACCTCTTTAGACCAAAATAGGCATATCAGAGGGAATGTCCACCGCTGTCTGGACCGCTGCTCCGATGCCATCTGCAACCCCGACAGTTTCGTAAGACCTTGCGCCTGCAAACATCTGAAGAATTCTCATCGTAGCTTGGGTCATCTCGTAACCAGTGGCCCCTTCCCAGCACATAAGGAAAAGAGTCCAGGTAGCATCAATATCAGCCTCACTTGTTAGGTAGTTTTTCCTGGTTAGATTGGCGGTGTCATGAATAACTACCTCAACTCCTGTTACGCTTTTTACCTGCGGGAGGTCTCTGCCAGGTGTAACAATACTGATAGCAGGAGTCGACTGGCCAGCCTTGAATGTATACTGCCCAACAAAGGCCATAAACTCAGTGTCAGCTATCAGAGTGTCATAGATGACGTTTGGACTTGTAGGAAAAACTTGAGCCACGACACCCTGGAAGATTCACAAATAGGTTGCCTTTTCGGGTAAACTACTTGTAACAACGCAGGTGTTGCTATGATGCCAGACCAAAAGGATCATTTCACGAGCGTTGCTAAATTCATAAGATGAGCAACGTAGCTAAAGCACCGCTCCACGAGCGTCCATCTGACTACGTTTTCGACATGACTACCTTAAATAGTGGCGAAGCTCGCCGTCTCTGGAGAGCTGCTATCAAAGAAGCCTGGGACAACCGCTGCGCCTATTGCGGAGCTACCCCAATTGAAGATCAATCGTTGACAATTGATCACGTAAAACCGAGAAGTAAAGGAGGGCAAGACTGCACCAGCAACGTAATTCCCGCCTGCCGCAGCTGCAATCAGGAAAAGGGAAGCGATGAGTGGATCTCATGGTTTCGCATGCAACCTTTTTATACGATCTCAGCAGAGCTTCGCATCAAGGAGTGGCTGAAAACAGGAGAGGTCCCTGCGCAGGAATCTAGCACAGCTGATATACTCTGGTACGATCAAATCCTTAGCGAAGCCGCCTGAGTTCAACATCTTCAATTGCTACGACCTTGGTTGGAATATAATCCACAACAAGGTCGACAAGCATACCATCGGGCCCCCTGAAGGTCTGTACGCCCTTTGCGGCCTCTCTCGCTATGAGCATACCCTTGAAGCCAGACGACGTAGCTACAGGGGCTAGCAGGATGGCTTCGTTGGACATAAGGGCCGTGAATTCAGGTACGCTTGCACCAGCGTTAGCCGAAACCGCCTTGTAACAGAATAAGGCCCATGATGGCAGTTGACCTTTCTTTATCAGATGCATATATGCAGCGCCATACCTCTTGCCAGGACCATCAACATCCTTCCCTGTTTTGTAAAAGAAGAAATCAGACGGAGAAAATGGCTTGGTTTTGGAACTTCTGTTAATATTCGCTGTCATGCAGGTCAAGGCTGCAATAGGCTTTTCATAGTCATTCAATCTTCGTGTCTTAAGCTCTCCTAGCCTGCGATGGGCAAGGTAGACATACTCGTAAGGAAGATTTTGAAAGTTATCCAGTTGAAATTCGGGATCTCCTGGGAAAAAACTTTTTAATTCCCAGAAGATGTCGGTTATACTGGCGATACCTTTGCTATCGCTGTTTACTTTTTTTCCAGCTCCTCCAAGTCGTCAGTTTTCCCTTCAGACGCTTCTTCGCCTACCCCTTCGGACAACTCCCCGGCTAAGCGCTCATTGCTTTTTTGGTCTTCTTTGTCATAAAGATCAGCAAGGCCTGCAATGATGTCCTCGTGAAGTTCAAGTACTTGCCTGAGTTCAAGCTCAGCTGAGATCCTGTAAAGAAGTAGGCAGAAGCATTTGAGCAAAACAGATGACTGACTTTGCTTGATCATATTACTGGTAACCTCAGAAAGCTCCTCTTCGTACTTCTTCCACAAAGCCGTAACATCCTTACTCGTATCCCCTTGAATTGCCGAGCTAACCAGCTCATAAGACTCTTCGAGTGTAATTTTTTTGTCTGAAGCTATTTTCCTGGATAAGTCCATCAGAGACCGAAGGATCTTGTCAGAGTCGCTATTCGCTTGCATGAAAGACTTCTCCCCTGCAGTGAGGTAACCCTTTCTTTCTATTTCGATAATACCTGACTCCTCCGTTCCAATTCTTACCTTGACTGGTTTCTGTCTGGGGGCTACGACGAAAGGTAGTTTTGCCATAACGATAAATAAAGCGCCATAGTATACCTAGCGCATATGTCTATTCAAAGATGCCATAAAATCAAACTGAGGCACTGGTCCGCCACCATAAATCGTAGAGGCAACCCACGGCCGCCCTGGTAGATAGATAGGCCGAGCCTTCTTGTTTCCATAGGGGAAGATATAGCCGCCGTCATGTATGATACTTGCATAAGGAGCGGAATAAGAGACCGAAATCCCAGTACCTTGTGCCGTCACTTTACCTGATGCTGCCAACTCTCCTGTGTCAAAGATGTCTCTACTACCCCCATCAGACCAGGACCAGTTGCTAGAGCGCATGGCTGTATAAAGAGCCGCAGCCAGGTCTCTCGCGACCGAAGGCATCGCCCTTGCTATGCTTGCTCTCACATCGTCATTGACGTTTTCAAATAATGAGTCAAAGTCTATCTTTGAGGCCAGGCTAACGCCCAAGCTAGTAGGGCCGACGATCAAGGTCGGAGGAACCCATATAGCTGGAGACAGGGATCCCACTATTCTGCTTTCACTCTTTGTCTCGACCAGTCTTTTGGCGACCTTATCAAGCTTTATGTCTACTTTAGCCATAATTTAGTTCTGAATTTCGCCTCCGGTGATCTGAATTTCGACACCGCCTATTTCTTTGTAAATGATTGTATCGATACCCTGGCCACCGAAAACACC